CAAGTAACGATAGGTGCGGTTCTGCCTTGTGGGTAAGTATCCGCCATTTTTTGAATCTCAGTGGTTTCTTTATATTTCAAAGGTCTCACCTTAATAGTTTTGCCTGATTTTGGTAAAACTGTTGTAAAGTTTCCGTTTTCATCAGACTCAACTTGAACTCTTTTATAATCTAAAGCCTCTAATGAGATTACCGCAGGAAATCTTTGATTTGTTTTTGGGTCCAAAACATTGACATTATATTCAGGACCGAACGAAGTATTTCTTAACCAAATCAAAATTGCTTCAATGTCACCATTAAGCATTTCCTCAGGTCTTAAATCTGGTTCATAAATCTTATTTCTTAAAAGCGTCATAACCAATTCATCGGTATTGACACCCATTAGGATATTTTCATCAGCAGCGGTTAAATAACCAACTTTAACTGATTTCTTTTTAGACTTGTAAAATTTACCACCGCTAGGTAATGTAACAACATCGTGTGGTAACGAAAAGTCTTGTTGTCCATATATGATACTATCTTCGCTCATAAAAAAAAACACAGGGATTATACCCCTGTGTTAAATATAACTTGACTAATCTGTTAGTAAATAATATATGAAAATATTAGTAAACCAAAATACAACGGTCCATTTGGAATGTTACCTCAATACCCGCTAAACTATCTTGACCATAATTTAACTGGTCCCAACTTGACTTTGTAATCATGGTTCTTTCTAAAATCCACTTTTCAACAACAACACCTGTTGGGTCTAACATTTCAAGGTCCACATTCTTTTTATAACCTGCGGCATAACCCATACGACCTGTTACAGATTCAGCGTGTAAACGAACCCACTCCATTAAGGCTTGTGTTGCCGAAGGACCAATAGGGTCCCTAAACTTAACGTTAATTGGGTTCCACTTAAATCTACCTGCAACATAAGTCTCAGTGTTTAAGAACGGAATTGCCACGGGGTTAATATCAATTGATGGTCTTCCTGAGGTTTCAACAAACCATTCATTTATTCCAAGTGTACTGTCAAATCTCAATATGAACCTGTTGGTACGTTTTGGTTCATAAGGAATCGGCATTTTCATTAACAAATCAGCCATATCTACAATTTTTTTCTTTTTTTATTTATGTTTAGTATCTATAAATACTCCAACTATGAAAAGTTTTTCTATTTACTTTATTTTTTATTTATTTAATGTTCCACTAGAAACTAGAACTAGTCTAGAACTAGTTAAAAAATTAATATTTCTTTTTAGTTCCTCCTGCTGTTGAATACATTCTTAGCATTTCAGATTCTGGTTTATCTTCAAAAGATTTCTTCATTACTTCAACATTTCTAATATCATCATCAGAAAATCCAATAGTAGGTAAGAATTTATTTGATACTTTGTTTTTAACTAGTGCTTTCTTATGCAGTTTTTCTGACATTTCTCTTACATAAGAAGCAAATTCTTTCATTGAATCAACTTTTAATTCTTCAGGATTTGCAGCACTACCTTTACCAAAGGTAACAGGATAATACTTGTTTAACTCCATATAATCTTTAATTAATTCAGTATCACTTTTTTTATCCTCATCCATTAAGTCTCTATATTTCTTTAAGTTTTTAACAAGTAACTTCTTGTTAATACCGTTGAAATTTGCCAAAATCATATTATATATGGCTTGTTTTAATGTCTCAGGATTGTGACCTCTCGCAGTGATGATTGCAAATATTGAACCATTATTGATTGCCTCCACAAAGTCATTCCAAGCAGGTCCAATTTTACCCTCCATAGAATCAATCAGGAAGTCTTTGTTTCCCTCCTCTTTAAAGTTTCTAAATGGTCTATCCGCAAACCCAACAATAGTCTTACCTTGGTATTCAAAAGGTTCTTGACCTATCTGTGTTCTATGTGTTGCGAAATCTTCAGTTGACATTCCAACCTCCTTACCATTATCGTCAACAACAATAATCTTGGTAGGCATGGTCATAATATTATCATCCCAATCAAAGGCGTAATATTTCATGTCTGGCGTGCCCACCTCAGAAATTCCTTCGGTCACTGAGGTGGGTTTATTTAATTTATTTTTTAACATTCTTAATCTTAGATATTAATGTTTGTAATTGTGACTCTTTAATCAAATAACTTTTTGACTTATTAGTTCCTTTATTTGAAATACTTTCCAATATGTCTTTTTTCTTAATTTCCATATTAGATATTTTCAAATGATGCACCTGTTGGTGTGATTAAGAACTCAATGTCAATGAATTCAAGAGCCTTAGTTGGTTTCAAGTAGATTTTACCTGTCATTTGGTTGTTATCCAAATCTTCAGGTGTTGCAGAAACTGTAACTCTAAAGTCATATAAACCTCTATCTCTTCTGATTGAATCCAAGATTGGATTAACAGCGTCTAAGAAGTCCTGTCTAACTTTACCGTCATTTTGTTCAAACAACAATCTAACCGCTACTGCTGAAATCAACTTACGAGCTTGTAACAATAATCTTCTAACGTTGATTCTGTCAAGTGCTGACTCTCTAATTTGAAGAGTTTTGTTACCCCAAATTACAGTTCCAACGTCTGAGAATGTTGCGATTGGGTTGATTCTACCTTGATAAAGAGTATCTCTATCAGTTTGAGTCAACTTCTTACGAGCCTTGATTGCGTTTACAATACCTCTTGTGTAACCCGCAGTTGCGAACCATGGGAATGCGATATTATCAGTCAATGCCAAGTTTCTTGTTACCTCTGCAGTTGCTGGTATGTAAATTTGTGTGTTATTTACAGTATCTCTTGTTAATACCCAAGGATAGTAAGTAGCCGTGTAGTTTGAATCAATACCTGTATTTTCAAGATTATCAACCGCTTCTTGTGGGTAGATAAAGTCTTGTAATGCCGATGCGGTTGGTACAAACATGTTGTAGTCAGGTGTTGTACAGATGTAGATAGAGTCCGCTCTATCGTTTTCAACCATATCAATCGTTGACTCAACTAAGTTTGAATTGTTAACATAATCAATACCTGGTGTTACAAGTACGTTAATGTTAACCGCTTCAGGGTTATTAAATGTTTGAATACCTAACAAGTATGCGTAGTAGTCAGTGTTTGCGTAATCAGTTGAGTTGTCCTGAACCGTTAATGGTCTGAACGCTCCCCAACCTGTAGCCGTTGGATATCTTGTTGAAGAACAAGCTCCTTTTAAGTAACCTGTCTGACCTAAAACATATCTATCACCGTTAGTTCTGTATTCTCTGTAGATATCCCAACCGTCAAAACCACCTTGACATAAGAAAGTGAACTTTCTTGAATTCAATGTGTAGTAAGGACTTGTTGGGTTTGTTGGTTCAGAGTCAAAACTTGCAACACCACATTCAAATGCTGGTGTTCCTGAAGTTGAGTAAACACTATTGATTGTTACCGCAGTTGCTCCTGAGTCCATGTGGAAACCTTTTGTTTGATAGTTCCACTGAATTTCACTACTAATCTGACACAAGTTAGTATCTAACTGATAACCCTTGAATAAGTAGTAGTCGGGGTCAATACCAACAGTGTCTGAGATACCTAAGTAAACTCTTCTCTTGTTATCACCTGAACTGATTACTGAATTGTCACCACCTGAAGTAGTTCCAAATGGTGGATTATAAATAACTTCACCAGGGAAGTAGTAAGATGTTTTATATACTGGGAATGGAACTTTTGCTCCTGAATATGTTCTCATTGTGAAACCTTCAAATCCACAAGGAAGCGCGTCTACAGGTGCTTCGTTGTTTAATTCCAACATAATATATCTTGAAAGAAGTGCGTATTCACCGTCACTTGAACCAACTTTTTTACCAACATAGTTGTTTTGAGTTGGGTCCATAGAACAACTTGTATATTTCTCAATAATAACAGGATTTGCGTCAGTATCGTAGAAATCACGAACAACCAAATCAAATGTTCCGTTTGCGAATGAAATATTTGCTATAGAAACTTTAATTAATTGGTTCGCTGTGTTACCGTCAGCAATTGTTATCGCTTTGAATAATCTATAAACTGTACTACCACGTAATTCTGACACAACCCAAGGAGATTGTGATGCTTGATACTGTGTTAAGTAGTTAGCAATTGTTGTTTGGTCAGTACCTTGTCTCGCGTCTGGTAGATAAATCAATGAAGTATTTAAACCTCTAATATAACCTTTATTAAATGCGTAATTTAATAAAGACTGATATCTTTCTTCAACAAAGACAGGAACATCAGTTCTTGATTTCCCAAAGTTTGATATACCAAATACTTTTGATACATAATTAGCGTCTGAACTCTGCATTGATGTTACAAATGCGAAGTTTGTACTGTCAATTGTAGTACCAGTAATTCTAAATGCTGTATATGGATTCTTAACCATATTTCCATAAGTTCCTGAAGAATCAATACCAACATTTGTTGAACCTGTTACTTGATAAACCGCACCATCATCATCTGTATATGTTGCAATACCTCTTGAACGTAACGTTGCAACTACAATGTCATTGTATTCAGTATATGCAGTGGCCGCCCAAGTATATACTGTACCAGAAACAGTTCCTGAGAAGTTACCTGAACCTAAGTTAACTAAATCACTAACAACAGTGTAGAATGAACTACCAATATAATCATCACCACTATCAATATTAAATAATGAATAATACCAAGGGTCATTTGTTGATGCTGAGAATGTGTTTGATGTTTCAGGAATTGCGTCAACTCCGTAAACGTTTGTTGATGCAGTGTATGTTGAATTTTCAGTTGCGTAATCTGTATCATCAATTGAACCAAAATAATAGATAGTCGTTGCACTTAATGCATTATTTTTGATAACTGAGTAAATTTCAGATTGTAATTGTGTATTAATAGTAGTTGTACTACCGTCATATTGTGTGTAACTGTCAGTTAATACATCCTCAATTGCTGAAGGAAATGATTCCAAGAATGTAACACTTGTTGAACTACCTGTTGTACCTGAAAAGTCAACTGAGAAAGTTGTTGAACTATCAAGTGAAATTGTACTTGGGTCAACATTTGCGATAGTTGTTAATGACCAAGATGGTCCCGCGTCATAACCTGATAATCCTAATACTCTTGTAACAAACAATTGGTTAGATTGTTGTAAGTACGATTTAGCGATGTAAGCCGCTTCGTATTTAGGTATCTGAGTGTTTACAAATTTTTCTGGTACGGTTCCACCGAAATATGCTTGGAACTCGTCATAGTTTGTAATAAAAATCGGTTCAAAGGCCGGACCTGTTAAAGTCTCCCCTACAATTCCTAATGTAGTTACACCTACACTTTGTGCTACGAAGCTTAAATCTCTTTCAGAAGTATAAACTCCTGGAGAAACGAAAATTTTATTTGCTGTTGCCATTCTCTTTTATCTGTTTCAAAAATTTATTTATTGATAAATATTATCTAAATTCCTAAAAACTTTACTTAAGAATATCTATTTATAAATTAGGCAGATTAAAAGCGCCTTTTTTTCTACTTCATGAAAACTGACAAAAAGAAAATAAAAAATATTAAGATTTCGGTTGAATCACACGAACTTCTTAAGAAATATTGTGAAAAGAAGGGTATTAAGATTTACAGATTTTTGGAAAACTTAATCAATGAAAATTGTCAGGAACAGAAAGATATCTACGGAGAACCTTAAAGTAATTTGATTGAATAAATAATTGTAGATGTTGTAGAGGTCAACTTTGTAATATCAATTCTCAACACATCATTAGTATTCAACTGA